AAATGTTTACCTTGCGTGTCTATTGCGTGTTCTGTATTGTTTCCCTGGGTGGCTTGGCTAGGGTGTTGTTGCGGGTTTGCAATGATTAACCTGGGAAACCAGGCGCCCGGTAAAGGCGGCGGCGGGTCGGCATGGGGTCGGGTTCGCGGGTCGTTCTTTTGGGGCAGGGAACCGCCGAAAGGCGGCTTGATGCGGTGAGTGACGACAAGCTAGGGGAAGACAAGGCGAAGCCAAAGGGAAGGGGGAAGGTAAAGCCTGCTCTGTCTGTCGTGCCTGGTTCGGTTGTCGTTCCATTGGCCAAGGGAAGCGGTAAGGATGCAAACGGTCTTACTGCCAAGCAAGAAGCTTTCTGCCAGGGTGTCGGGGCAAGGGGTGAGACGCTAGCGGCGGCTTATCGCGCCGCCTATGACGCCAGCGGCATGACGCCAGCAAACATCCATAACGAAGCCTACAAGCTGATGTTGCGCCCTGAGATCGCGTCGAGGGTCAATGCCCTGGTGCGAGAGAAACAAGCTAAAACATCGCATGATGCCGCTCGTATCCGCTCCCACGTTATCGAAAGGCTCCATTCTGAGAGCGTAAACCCAGACAATCCGCCCGCCGCGCGCGTTCGTGCCTTGGAACTACTCGGGAAGCTGGACGTTGTCGGCGCCTTCCGTGAGCGTGTCGAGACCGAGACCAAGCAGGCCGCGCCTGACGACATTGCAGCCACGCTAGAAGCGCGGTTGAAAGCATTGCTGGCCAAGGCTGGCTAGGTCTGGAATAGCTCGGGCGCGCTTCGCATGGCCGGGCGCGTCTGAAACGGCCAGACGCCGCCCCCACCGGGGCGGGGGACACCCGATCGGGCGGGTCGCGCGCGTGTGCCTATACATACTATTCCACTCAACTCTTCACACATCACTTGAGCATCACCTCCTAACCCCTTGATCCTGCACCATTCCCATCCTAACCTATTGATCTTAAAGCATTGTGCTATCTCGGCTCATCTAATCTCTTAACTATACCCCCTACCCCCTTGTTTTTATTGGGAATTGCGTTTGTTTTGGTATTTCTGGACCCTCCCCCCTTTGTTTTTTAGGTACCATCTGCCCGGCGGGGGTATTTTTCTACCGTTGGTTGGTATTTTGCCGGTGATTTTGGCCATTCACCGAAAAGTTCTTCAACCGTAGGATGAAAATACAAGGTTTTTTGGGGCAGTATCTTGTCTCGTGTTAGTGTTTTGAGTATCGTTTGTTCCTCGGTTGAGGGGTTTGTCGGATGGTTATTCCTGATGTTTGGACGTTGATTGCTGTTTCCACCTTCCGTGGTGGGTGGGAGTCGGTGCCTGGGGCTATTTTGTCGGTTGGGGAGGCTCGGGCGTTTTTGGATCGTGATGAGCTTTATATGGCGCAGAAGCGTTTGGGTCCGAATCAGATGGGTTTGTTGATTCGGAGGCGTTCTGATGGATGATGTTGAGAAGTTGCGGAAGTTGATTTTGTTAGGGAAGACTGAGGTTGAGATTGGTCGCATGATGGGTTGGTCTCATCATCGGATTAAGAGGATTCGGGAGCGTGCGAAGAAGGATGAGCGTCCCGTGCCTATGGAGATTTCAAAATGACATTCCGGCAGAAAGAGGCTTTGGACTTCATTAAGGGTTTTTGGCAGATGTATGGGTTTGCACCGTCTTATGATGAGATTGGGTCTGCTTTAGAGTTGAAGTCAAAGTCTGGGGTGCATCGGGTGGTGCGTTGTTTAGTGGAGAGGGGTTGGGTTGTGATGGAGCCTCATAAGGCTCGGTCTGTGCGGGTTGTTGAGAAATTTGTTGACGCTCGGGGTTGAGGGTGGCTAGGGTTGTTCTGCATTGGTTTCTTCTATCCGGTGCTTGTTCTCCCTGAAGGATAACTTGGCCCTCGGAAACGGGGGTCTTTTTTTAGAGAGTTTGTATGAATTTAGAAGAGATACTGCCCAAGATTAAGGATTTATCTCTTGATGAGCAGCGTGAGTTGCTGCGTTTGGTTGAGCAGTTGGAGGAGGCTCGTAGGCTTGAGACTGCCAAGACCAAGTTTATCCCATTTGTGAAGGAGATGTGGCCTGGGTTTATTCAGGGGCATCATCATGAGATTATTGGGGAAGCGTTCGAGAGGGTGATGTTTGGGGATTGCAAGCGGTTGATTATCAATATGCCGCCCCGGCATACCAAGTCTGAGTTTGCTTCCTATTTATTGCCCGCTTGGTTTATGGGTAATTTCCCGGATAAGAAGATCATTCAGGCTACCCATACATTAGAATTGGCCTTGGATTTTGGCAGAAAGACTAGAAACCTTATTGATGGTGAAGACTATCGGAAGGTTTTTGGGGATGTGAAGTTGCAGTCTGACAGTAAGGCTGCGGGGCGTTGGAATACCTCGGATGGCGGTGCCTATTTCGCTGTTGGTATTGGTGGCGCTATTGCCGGTAAGGGGGCAGATTTATTTATCATTGACGACCCTCATACTGAGCAGGAGGCTATTTTAGCCGCCCATGATCCGTCTATTTATGACAAGGCGTTTGATTGGTACACCTCTGGTCCTCGTCAGCGTTTGCAGCCGGATGCTCGTATTGTCATAGTGATGACCCGCTGGGGTAAGCGGGATTTGACGGGCCGGTTGGTGCAATCCTCTTTGGATCGTGAGGGTGTGTCGGAGTGGGAGGTGATTGAGCTTCCTGCCTTATTGCCTTCGGGGAATCCGATTTGGCCGCAGTATTGGAAGCGGGAAGCCTTAGAGGCTTTGAAGGCAGAATTGCCTGCCCACAAGTGGAATGCCCAGTATCAACAGCAGCCGACTAATGCCGAGGGCGCCATTCTCAAGAGGGAGTGGTGGAGGCGTTGGGAGTCCAATAAGCCCCCGCAGTGTGAATATATCATCGTCTCGGCGGATACCGCGTTCACCAAGAACAACCGCTCTGACTATACCGCCTTTACCGTCTGGGGTGTATTTAGTAATGATAAAGATACAGGCGATGGTGTGCCTAATCTTATATTGCTAGATGCGTTCAAAGATAGATTGGAGTTCCCCGAGTTGAAGGCTCGGGCCATGGAGGTTTATCGGGAGTGGGAGCCTGACACCCTCATGATTGAAGGCAAGGCGTCTGGTCTGCCTTTGATTCATGAGCTTCGGCAGTTGGGCATTCCTGTATCCGAGTTCACCCCGACCCGGGCGTCCGGGGACAAGATTATGCGCGCAAATAGTATTAGCGATATGTTTGCGTCTGGTATAGTCTGGGCGCCGGAAACTCGATGGGCTGATGATGTCATTGAGGAGTGTGCCTCTTTCCCGAATGGCGCCAATGACGACTTTGTTGATGCTGTCATTATGGCTATGATGCGCTATAGGCAGGGTGGTTTTATTCGTCTGCCAACGGATTATGAGGACGATGGTGTCGTTCCTGTCCGGGCGGATTATTATTGAGGGGATGAGAAGTGGCGATTGATAAAGCCTTGAACCCGCTGGGCAATCCCGCTGAGGTTGATGTTGAGATCATCAACCCGGATGCTGTCATTATTGAAAGTGATGACGATGGAATGGTCGCCATTTTTGGTCCGAAGCTTTCCGAACAGATTATGCCGGGGTTCGATGCAAACCTTGCTGAACACATGGACGAGCGTGACCTTGACGCTCTGGGCCACTCATTGTTGGACGATTTTGAATCTGACAGCCGCTCCCGGCAGGATTGGGAAGACACTTACAAAAAGGGACTAGATCTTCTCGGTTTGAAGATTGAGGATCGGTCTTCTCCCTGGCCTGGGGCCTGTGGTGTGTTCCACCCGATTCTTGCCGAAGCTGCTGTGCGGTTTCAGTCTCAGGCTATTATGGAGACTTTCCCTGCTGGTGGTCCGGTTAAGACCAAGATCGTTGGGCGTTTGACCCCAGAGAGGGAGCGTCAGGCGCAGCGGGTCAAGGAAGACCTGAACTATATGCTCACTGAGAAGATGTCGGACTATCGCGGTGAGCATGAAAGGATGTTGTTTGCTCTGCCGTTGGCTGGGGCAGCATTTAAGAAGGTCTATTGGGATCCAACTTTGGGTCGGCCTTCTTCCATTTACGTCCCGGCTGAGGACTTTGTTGCTCCTTATGGAGCCACGGACCTTCAAACCGCTACCCGCTACACGCATATTATGCGGAAGCACCCCAATGAAATCCGCAAGTTACAGGTGATTGGGTTCTATCGGGACATTGATTTATCTTCTCCGGTTCCAGACAGGAACGAGATTCAGCGAATCAAAGACAAGCTCGCTGGTGAAGAGCTTACGGACCAAGATGACAGGCATATCCTCCTTGAAATGCACGTTGACCTTGACCTACCTGGGTATGAGGATGTGGATAAGGACGGGGAAGAAACTGGCGTTGCGCTGCCGTATGTTGTTACCGTTGAGAAATCTACGGGCAAGATCCTCTCGGTCTATCGGAACTGGCGACAAGACGACGACCTCAAGCTGAAGCGTCAGCATTTCGTCCAGTATGGGTATATTCCTGGCTTTGGTTTCTACCCTTTTGGCTTGATTCATCTGGTCGGGGGTATTGCTAAGTCTGCCACATCCATT